ATGAACGGTGACGTGCTTGAACTACAGCACTTGACTGATTATGACGCACTTAATCAAGACGTGCCAGCAGCACTGAAACGCTTTTATGTTGTAGGCGATGCCAGCTTTGCAAGTGAAGGTTTTACCCCAACTTGGTGGCCGCACTTATGGCGTGTTAAATTGAACCCTCTAGTGGACAGCCAAGAATACAAAGACATTCTCAACAATGTCATGGCCAGTGATGGTACTACGCCAATTGGACAGTTGTTGACTACATTGGATACCAACTTGAAGATTAACGATGCAGTTATACGTGAGGCAGAAGCCAACGTACCGTTCAGCGGTTACGATACCAGCAGCCTCTATATTGCTCCTGAAACTATTGCAGACGAGCCAGACAAAACTGCCGATGATGTGGTTGATACCGCAGATGATGTAGCAGATACTGCCGACGAGGGTCCATTGACTCCGGGTTCTACAGTATATGGCTACTTGTCAGGATCAGCAGTAGCACCAAACGAACAAGCAATGGGAGTAGGTATCATGTTCCCTGCAAATCCAATCAGTGGCGACTACTTCCTACGCACAGACTACTTGCCAAATCGTGTGTTCCGCTTTGACGGCAAGCGTTGGGTCAGCATCAATGATGTACAGCGCACAAGTCTTACACAAGGTGCAAATAATCAAACACAGTTGGGTACCTTTGTCAACGCAAGTGGTACGTTTACTAATGCAGATGGTGCTACAGTAAATGTCCGACAAAGCCTCAGCAAGGCCCTAACACCAAAGGCAGATAATTAATGACAGCTCCTAGCAACTACTTTTATGATGGTCAAGTCCGTAGATTTGTAAGTCAGTTTATTCGAATGGTATCAAACTTCTACGTAGAGTTTGGTAAAGACAGCAATGGTGTAACTAGCCTACAGCGTGTACCAGTCATGTATGGAGATCCCAGCAGACAAGCCGCACAAATTATTCGTAATAACAGTGAGAACACAATCAACGCTGTTCCCGCAATGGCTGTTTATATCAACGCCTTAGAATATGATCGTGAACGTTTGCAAGATCCTTATCTAGTTGAGAGTATGCAAATACGTCAACGACAGTTTGATCCAGTAACTGGTACCTATGGCGATGCTCAAGGACAAGCCTACACAGTTGAACGCTTGATGCCTGCGCCTTATAAACTGACACTGAAGCTGGATATTTGGACCAGCAACACAGAACAAAAACTACAGCTGATTGAACAATTGGCTGCATTGTTTAACCCGGCGATGGAAATACAAAGCACTGACAACTATATTGATTGGAGCAGTCTTAGTGTTGTACTGCTTACTGATATAACATGGGACAGTCGTACTGTGCCCACAGGTGGCGAAGAACCTATCAGTGTTGCTACTATGAATTTTGACTTGCCCATCTGGATCAGCACCAGCGCCAAGGTCAAGAAAATGGGTGTTATACAACAAGTTATTACCAACTTCCAAGATCTACAGTCACTGGACAGCTTAGGACAGCAACAGGTTATTTCTGTGCTGAACTATGGAGTACTGTTGAACTCCTATATCAGCAGCGGAGTTCCCTACTATACACTAAAACTGCTCAAGCCACAGGATGTAGTAAACTACAATGCCTATGGACAAGACAGTGTAATTGCTGCAAGACACACTTGGGAACCATTGCTGAATCAGTATGGTGAATTTAAATCTGGTACTAGCGAGATACGCTTAACACAGCCTAACGGCAGTGAGATCATTGGCACCATTGCCACTAATCCCAGTGATGCAACAACCCTATTGTACACACCATTTGGCGACACGTTCCCGGCCAATACACTAAATGCTGTCAATGCCATTATTGATCCACAGAATGTCAATGTGGGCAGCTTCTTAACCAATCCTTCAAACGGTACTCGTTATCTCTTGGTCAATGACATTGGCGACTACAATAACATTGCTGGTGCAGTTGCTTGGAAGGGCACTGACGGAAATGATTTGGTTGCACATGCCAACGATATTGTTGAATATAATGGCGCACACTGGCGAGTGGTATTTGACAGTGCCAATGAAAATAGTTTACAATATGTAACAAATCTAACAACCGGTATTCAATACAAATGGCAAAACAACCAATGGTCAAAGAGCTACGACGGACTGTACAACGAGGGCGAGTGGATGCTGGTCCTTTGATTGGTGCCGGGGCCTTAATCTACTGTAGAACTACTCACAGATATCTTTTCTTACTGCGCGATGGCGGAACACACAGCGGCACTTGGGGCCTTGTTGGCGGTAAAATTGAACCAGGCGAAACAGTTGTTGCTGGACTGACTAGAGAGATTGCCGAAGAATTAGGTGGCATTATTAAAGATGCTAAATTGGTGCCAATTGAAAAGTTTACTAGCGACACCAACAAGTTTGAATACCACACCTACGTTATACGTGTGGACGAGGAGTTTGTACCTACACTAAACAGTGAGCATCGCGGCTACTGTTGGGTACCACTAAATGACTACCCCCGGCCTCTGCATCCGGGGGTTTGGCGTACATTCAAATTTAGCAGCGTTATCGATAAGATACGCACACTAGAAACATTAACCTAAGTCTACTTCTAGTACAAATTCTCTAAAGGTAATTTGGCGTAGGTTAAGTTGATACTTCCAACTGTCGGGCATGTAGTAATCTTTTGTAGGACTTACACGCACAAAGTCTACATCAGGATACAGTTTCATAACCTGTAGTAGTGCGTTTATAAAGTTTGTTTCTGTAGTTGGACTGAGTGTGTCTGGGTAGCCAGGAGTACCAGCATAGACATTGAATTGATAGTCAGTGTGTCCACTGTGCAGATCAAATCCCATTAGATAAACTTGTTTGTGTCCGTCAAAGCAGGCCAAGTAGGCTGCTGTTGCACCCATGTTCCAGTTAGGGTTTTGAGGCACAAGATAAAACTTACCAGGGTAGCTCAATACCATTTGTGCTGTACCATAGATGATGGTTTGATCGCAGTGGCCACCGTTTACCAGTTCACTAGCAACTTCATCGTTGGCTACAACAAAGTCTGGAAGAAAGTCGCGCACAATGGCATTGCAGCCGTATGTCTGTACTGCACCTGCTGCCAACAATCCGCCCTTGTGATTTTTGAGAAAATCAAATAGTTGATCGTGATGTTCTGTTCTGCTGGGCCCATTGCCTAAAACCACAGCTCGACCACTGGTTTGTCTGTTATCAACTGCGCTGTTGATGCGCTCAACTGTTTTTTGCCAGTCGCCATCTTGGTAAGTCATTTCAGTAATGACATCTTCTCCCATGTAGCTGCTGCGGTATAATTGTTTAATCTTTTGCATGTTGTTATCCTATAGTGTATTTATTGAGCTATGTCACTAATAGTTGGAGGAGTAAAGTTGCCAGTGTAACGTGCATATTTGGTAATGCGTACATCGTCTAGATACCCGTTGAATGACACATTGTTTGAAGATCCCAGTGTCACTGGAAGCGTAGCCACTGCTTGCGGGGTACCGCTGATTGTGCCAGTAGCCGATGATACTCCATTGATATAGATGGTTAATGCGCCGGCATTGTTTACAAACGCCAAATGATACCATTGCCCCGTTGATAATGTAGTACTTGTGGTCAAAGTCTGTGCTGAACCGTTGTAGTAATACCAACGAACTGTACCGCCAGCAATTGGGCCAAATGCCCAGTAGGTACTGGTACCTGTTGCACCCAAGCAGCCCAATACAGTGGATTCACCGTTGCCGCCAGTAGTGAATGCGTTGGCATAGATCCAGTATTCAACTGTGTATGATCCAAGCCACCATTGCAATGCTGGTAGTGATTGGAATGACTGCAAGTACGCTCCGCTAGTACCAGTGAACTGTAGACTTCTAGTACCATATTTGACTGTACTGGTACTTGTTTGTATGTTACCAACGGTTGCAAAATTAAACGAACCGTGTTGATCAACAATACCGCCGTTGTTGAAGTTTAGCAAAAGAGTTGCTGGAGTAGAGTTGGCATAGTTTGTCAGTGGTGCTGTGGGAGGAGTAAATGCAGTGGTATACACCGCAGTTCCCGGGGTAATTCTAACATCACTGATGTATCCCGGGAAGTAGGCATTGCTACCGTTGTTGTTGTTGGCAACAGATAGTGCCCCAGCGCCAGTAAATGAAGATAAAGTTACCGACGCTGTACCAGCAGCAACACCGTTTAAGAAGAAGTAGACTGTTGTGCCCGAGACACTGATGGCAATATGATTCCAAGTACTTGCATAAATGTTGACTGTGCTTGAGTTGTAGGTGCCGTTACTTGTTCCACTTCCGCCAGATTGTGGTTGCCAGCTAATCACCCCTGCTGTACCACCGCTAGCAGATCCAGTCAAGTATACACCCCATTCGTAGTCGCTGGTGCCGGTACGACCTTTTTGTATTAGGTTGTAGTTGGTGTTACTCCAAGTACTAGAGAAGTTGACCCAAAACTCAATGGTCATGTTGCGATTGGCAATGCCCTGTAGCGTGGTTGTACTTGGTACAGTCAGATAATCAGTACTGCCATTGAAGTATGCGCTGCCACCGTTTGTCGTTGGCGAGTAGATCACCCCTGGAGAGAATGGGGTAAAGGCTTGAGCACTCGGAGTACCCGTTGGGGTTATTGTATAGTTATTGGTTGAGTTGTCTTTGAAACGGTTACTTTGGCAAGTCAACACAGCAGTGCCTGATACTGCTGTCAAAGGTGTAGTGCTCGGAGTAAAGTTAGTAGTGTAGACTGCTGTACCGTTAACTACGCGAGCATTGGAAATATAGCCATTCCAAAAATAAGTGTTGCCTGAAGTTTGACGACCAATTGAACCAGATCCTGCTATACCAATACTGGTCACTGTAAGTGTACCCGAACCAGATGCAACACCATTTAAATATACAGTCAAAGTAGTTCCGTTGCGAACTGCTGCAATGTGTGTCCATTGATTAATGGGAACTGTGCCTGTTCCTATTGCAGTATATGTACTAGCACCAGTAGCATAACTAAATGCCAGTGTTCCCGAACTATTCAACCACAGTTGCCACATCCCGTTGGCGTAAGAACCAAATGCGTTTAACCAATTGTCAATTGCAATTTGACCTGTGCCATATGCCGATGTGTAGACCCAGCATTCTACTGTAAAGTTATTTGTACCAAATACAAATGCTCCAGTTGGCACAGTTAGATAATCAGTGCTGCCGTTGAACAAGTTGCTCCAGCC